TATAACAGACCTGAATTGAGAGAAGACAAACTTAGACGATCTGTAAACATACTCAAAGGCGAAAATAAAAATATAATAATAAGAGAATATAATAATCCTAATAAGTTTAACAATGATAAAACTATCAAACTTAATCCTAGAAGCTACGGAAGGCCCGAAGGCAATAGTAATGGCGGGAGGAGCTGGAGCAGGGAAGTCGTACCTCCTCAACCAGTTAAATCTAGATTCACTGCACCTAGTCAACCCAGACAAGTATATAGAGGATCCGGATCACCCAGCGTACCAAAAACTAACACCGGGAACATTCGCAGCGGACAAGGAAGCAGCAGAGTTAATATCAAATAGACAATCATTTGTTTGGGACACTACTCTGTCCAACCCTAAGAAAGTAAAAGAAATGCTTGCTTCCAAGTATAAGGTATATATCGTTATGGTATATACTCATCCAATGCAAGCTTATATATCTAACTTTCAAAGAGAAAGAAATGTACCTGCATCTGCAGTATTTCAAACTTGGAGCAAAGTTTACCAATTGATAGATGATTATATTAAAATGACGAAAGGAAATTTTTCTTTATTTGTTAATATAAGAAAAGAATTTAAAGATGATATAAAAGCATTTGATACAGCAGCTAAAAACGGTAAAGAAGGGATAAAAGACTATTTAAGTAAATATTCTGAAGCAAATAACATAACGGGTTCAAGTTTTAGATCCCCTATAGAACTTTCTGCTGAGATACAGCAAGAGTTTGAAAAAGCTACTGACCATATGGATTATGATAGAGATAATTACGGTGAAGATAGAGGGCTTAAGAAATACTTCAGCGACTGGTATGAGAAGAATGGAGCTGGACCTGGTGATGATAAGATGATTAAAAAGCTTAAGAGTATAAGAAAAGCTAAAGAAACCTCAGCTATAAAATACGATGCTGTATTAGAAACTATAGCAGAGCTCTTATACAGTCCTATCTTTACTCAAAAGCTAGTTAGTAGTTCACCAAGAGAAATAGATCAAAAATTACAAGATTTTCTAGCATGATAGCACTTTATCCTGGAGCATATAAACCACCTCACAGTGGACATTTTGAAATAGCATCAAGCTTATTGAAAGGCATGCAGGGTAGAGTTTATAGTATAGATAATTATAAAGAAGCAGGACCATCTGCTTTATCTAAAGATTCTGATACTTCAGTTAAGGTAGATAAGGTCATAGTATTCATTGGAGCAGGAGAAAGAAATGGAATTACTCAATCTCAATCAGAAGCAATATGGAAAATATACCAAAATTATATTCCTAATCTAGAGATTGTATCCAGTGTAAAGAATCCTATGATTGAAGCTAGAGATTATGCAGCAGCTAATCCTAAAGAAGAGTTTTATGCTATAACTGGAATAAGAGGAGAAGAAGATTTTGTTGACTTAAGAAGAATATCAACGTTTAAAAAAACACCTAATGTAAAAGGTTTAGCAGTTACGTCAAAAGATAATAGTGAAGTTAGAGCAACTAATTTTAGAAAAGCTATTTTAAGCGGTAACTTAGACATAATAAGAGACTTTTTTCCTAAAGAAGTTTCATCAGAAGAAATTTTAAAAATATTGAATATGTTAAAATCAACAATCGTATCTGAGCAAATGAAAGAAAAATTACAGGATGTACTTGAAGAGATCTTTGTTGCTGAAGAAGAAACTATAAAAGAAAGCTCAGGAACACCAGTATCTCCTCAATCAATGATTAGGTCTAAAGACAAAGCTCACTTGATTACTTTGTATAAAAGAATCCAAGGTCAAATTGGTAGTGAGAATGTTAAAGTAAAATTTATGCAAGATCACATTAGAATTACTGTAGAAGATGAATACAGCAGTCCTAGTTTTGACTATACTCCATTTATGGGTTCTATATTAGAGTATATGCTAGATCAAAAAATGAACATTACTCCTCTACCTGAAATTAAACTCAAGAGAGATTTAGGAGAAGCAGCTAGCGTATTTGGTAGAACAGCTTACTATAATCCTGAAATAAAAGAAGTAGTTTTATATACCGAAGGTAGACACCCTAAGGACGTATTAAGATCTTTTACTCATGAAATGGTTCACCATATACAAAATATTGAAGGAAGGTTAAAAACATACGGTACTACTAATACAAATGAAGACGAAGACTTAGTAGAGATAGAAAAAGAAGCCTATACAGTAGGTAATATAACTTTCCGTAACTGGGAAGATGGAATTAAAAATAAATAAAGGTTATGAAAAATAGTATTGTAGAATTATTGGATGCATATCCAATTAAAGAAGAAAAAGTAAAACCGCCATATAAAATATATTGTGATATGGATGGAGTGTTAACAAACTTTGAAGGAAGATTTGAACACTTTACTGGTAAACATCCTCAAGAGTATGAAAAAGAGTTTGGAGTTAAACAATTTTGGCACCTTATAGATGTCAAGGTAGGAGTAAGATTCTGGATAGGAATGGACTGGATGCCTAGAGGAAAAGAACTATGGAATTTTATACAACCATATAATCCAGACTTATTAACATCTCCTTCTAGAGATAATGCTTCTAGACTAGGTAAACAACTTTGGGCTAAAAATAATCTTAATCCTAAACCTAAAGTTATAATGGCATATTCAAAAGATAAACAAAGATATGCAAACGAAAATAGTATATTAATAGACGATAAACCATCTAATATAGATGAATGGAAAGCAGCTGGAGGAATTGCCTTCAAAGTAAAAAAAGGAGATATAACAGAAGCAATAAACGGTTTAAAAGAGTTAGGTTATGAGTAAAGAAACATTACTGAAAAAAGATTTTAAAGAAAGTGATATAAAGAGAGTAAGAAATTTAGTTAATAAAGACTTTAACTCCAGTACTAAAATACAATCAGGTTATAAAAAAACTCTAAGTAGACATAAAGAAGGAGAGATTTGGGAAGAAAGCGGTAAGCAATGGACCATTAAAAACGGAGTTAGACAGAATATTACTAAACTAGACGATGCTAAGAAAGCATTAAGAATGCCTCTAAGGTGCCCTAAGTGTAATGGTTCAATGGAACATTGGTTAGCTAAGAAAATGTATAAGATACATGGATTCTGTTTTGACCCCTGTACCGTAGAATATGAAGATTCTCTTAAACAAGCTGGCTTATATGAAGCCTATGAAAAGAAAATGATTCACGGTAATGCAAAAGAATTTGTCGACGATATAGAAAGATGGATACTGGACTCTGTTAACGACAGCCATACCTTTGTTACTGAACAAGGAGTTGTAGAAGATTGGGGCGGTATGAATAAAGAGACTAGAGAAAAGATACTTAAAGATCTTAAAGATTTTACTACTACCATGCGTAAGCATATTAGTTGATATTTATAATAAAACACATTGTGACTCAAAAAGATATTTTAGAATCAGTACTCAAGGAAATTAAGCATATAAAAGGTCATATGCCTAATGGTGAATTGAAACAAATGCAAGCAGATATGTCGGATTTAAAAGAAGATATTTCAGAAATGAAATACTCTATACTTAATCCTGATAACGGAGTTATAGTGAACACTAACAAGAATACAGAATATAGAACACTTCTTCAAGCTAATCAAAAAGACTTTGAAGCTAAATTAGCAGAAGTAGAATCTATTAAGCTCTGGAAAGAAGGAGTTACTAGAGCACTTTGGATTATATTCGGTATAATAGCTGCAATCATAATAAGAATGTTTATGATGCATGCTGAAGGATAAATAAACAAAACAATGCCAGCAAAATTAAAACCTTCTTCTAAGAAGTACGTAAGAGACGCTAAAGGTAAGATGACCAAAAAATGGACTTGGGAACACTACACACCAGCCATGACATCTACCGATAACCTTAAGAAATTTTTAGAAGATTCAAGTTATAAAAGAAAAAGAAGTATTATAGAAAGGGAATTAGCTAAAAGAGCATGAACTATCTAACTTTAGCCCAACTTATAGGAGAGATCATAACTGATTCTAAAATCATTTGTGATAGCTGTGGATGGAGTTGGAACAAAGAAGACGGAGGAGATGATTTATATATGTGTCATAAATGTGACCATAATAATACACCTACTGCTCTTGAAAACTTCAAAGACGGTAAAAAGAAAGGTAAATCAAGACCAGGCAGAGTTAAAAAGTCAGGAGCTAGCTGTAACGGTTCAGTTACTGACCTAAGAAAGAAAGCAAAGAATGCATCTGGGGAAAAAGCTAAGATGTACCATTGGTGCGCTAATATGAAGGGCGGAAAGAAGAAATAGTAATAAGAATCTATTTATTTATATACGTATATTATGACATATCAAGAACTTAAAGATCGATTATCTAAATGCGAATACACTCTTACATGTATAAAAGACGGTACTTTAAAAGATACAAACCAGAAAACTGTGAAGAAATTAGAATTATTAAAGGAGTCTCTTAGAAGTAAAATTGAAGAGATAGAAGATAAAGGAATGGTAGTGACTAGAGACTCAGAAGAAGCTGAGAAATTAGCTAAAAAAGGAGTCAATGTAAATTTACAGACGGAGGGTCCACATCAAACAACTTATATTAAAGTATCTAAAAACAACTATAAGAAAGCTATACAGATAATAGATCAAAATATAGACAGTGAATATGTAAATACTGATATAGTTGATGATGATGGAGACGGTAATGTAATTGTATATTTTAATTTTACACCAGCAATGACTGGTCATCCACACTATAATCCGGATGTAGATCCAGCAGAGTTTATATACGACTTATCTATGGACTTAGAAGCTAACGGTATTTCTATTGTAGATAAAAGTCATGATGTAGACGAAACAGCACAAGCTTTATCTAAAAAGAATTTCTCTGATCATCATAAAGATAATAAAAACGTAGATGAAACTGATATTAACGACCCAGTTCTTATGAAACTAAGAGCATTACAGTCTAAATTAAGAAGAAAGAAAGCAGTCAGAAAGACTGGAGGAGATAGTAAATTATTAGCTACATTAAAAGCTAAGAGAGCTCAAGTAATGAAAGATATGGAGAATGATCCATCAATCGAACCAGAAGGAGGTCCTGTTGCTGATATGTACGGAGATCAATTGAATAAAATAGATAAAGATATAGCTAAAGCATCAGGAAGAAAACCAAAAAGCTATGATGATACTTTCAATGAAGGTCAAGATGATGTATTTGCTTTAGGATACGATCTAGATGCTACACAGTACTTAGTAGACTATCTTAAATCTAAATATAAAGCAGGAGTTGACTACGAATTACATATCGGTAGAGGAGACACACATCCAAATGCTATCTCTCTTATGAACCCAGATATGGAACAAGATAAAGAATTAGGTAATCTATTAATGTCAGCAGGAGATAATGAAGAAACTGATTACCAATCAGGAAGAGAAGCAGAAAATGACTATATAGGAGAAAAGAAAAGACCAGGTTTATGGGCTAATATTAGAGCTAAGAGAGCTAGAGGTGAAAAACCTGCTCATAAAAATTCTAATGCTCATAAAGATGCAGTTAAAGCTGGTAAAAAGATTAATAAAGAAGGTCTATGGGCTAATATTAATGCTAAGAGAAAAGCAGGAAAGAAACCATCTCATGGTAATTCTAATGCTCATAAAGATGCTGAAAAAGCAGGAAAAGCTCTCGGTAAAGAATCTGCTAACCCTCAAGACGGTAAAGCAGCACCTTATGGATCAGGATATAAAAAAGTAACTAAAGAAGAAAACGTAAAATTAAGTAAAGAACATCTTTCAATCATAGCAAGTAAAGCCGGTAAAGCAATTGTACAAGCAGTACATGCTACAGGAGACGAAGTATCAAGAGCTAAAATTAAAAAAGTATTCTCATCAGCTCTATCTCCTAACATACCAGAGGCTTTCACAGTACATATAATATACAAAAATGATTCTGAAGTATCATATAGGTTTCAAATAGAAGGTAGCAAACTTATATTCTTAGCTGACAGTAAAGATATTGTTTTATCTGATGTAGGAGTTAAACCTTCAGGAGAACCATTTATAAATACAGAGCTCGTTAAAAACGAGATGACAAAATATTTTAAACAAATGCAAGAAATGAACGATCAAGAATTTGCTGACGCTAAAGAAGCAGATAGATTAGCAAATCATCCCGAAAGAGATAAAATTTTAGCTATACAAAATTTAATTGCTAAACAAAAAGGACTCAAAGAAACCGAACTTAGTGAAGAAAGATATAGAAAAGTAACTGACGATGATCAAGGACTTGATGGAGTTTTTCATGTTGATGAGCATGGTTATTTTGTTGATCTTGATTACGGTAAATATAAATCTGCTACTAAGGATTTATTAGATCTTGCTATGGAACAGGGGCACGTGTATGAAAGTGTAGAAAACTATTATGAGTATGCTGATCATTTCGAAAACGAATTAAAAGATTATGCTGAAGGTGAAGAAGTACCTGATTGGCAAATGAATGATCTTGCTGTGAAATACGGAACTGATTATAGTCAGTTTTATGGTGAAGAAGATGATGATGATGATGTAGAAGAAGATATATCAGAAGAATACTCAAAAGAAAAATTATTAGCCTACTTAGGACAGGCAGATGATGCTATGATCAGAACTCATGATGATAAGTATTTGATTATATATAACCCTAAAAAAGGTAATAAAGATAATTACGATATGTGGGGTGATTATTCTGTATTTGCAGTAGATCAAGATGGAGAAGAACACGAAGTACTATATTCTGATATTGATAACTTACAATTAGAAGGTACAAATGAAAGCCGTTATACTAAACTTAGAGACTATTATAGAAAAATAGATAAATTAAAACAGCAATCAAAAATAGATCATGAAAAAAATCCAGGACATGGTAAAGTAGTTAATAAGTGGAAAGAAGTAAATGAAGCATCTGAGATGGATAAAATTCTACAAGGTAGACAGTTTATCAAGCAGTTAGCTCCTTTTATGAATAAATTGCCTCAAGATAATCCTAGAAGAATAAAATTTATCAATAAAGTTAAACAGGTTAATAAAAAATATAAAGAGCTACTAGCTAAACAAGATGATAAAGTATCTGGAATTGGTAAAGATCAAGAGTTAAGCGAAGGAAGAGGAGATTTCGATGATGTACTAAAGGCTATAGAAAACATGGCTAACAACGATGATATTTCAGAAAGAGACGCAGCAGCAGAAATAGTATTAGCATTAGCTGATAAATTTCAATTACCAGTAGATAAGAATCTAGAAGACTATATGGAAGAAGGACAAAGTGATTTATATGAAGGAACAGACTTACATGTAGATGGAGATTTTCAATTCACTAGAACTAATAGCGGAATACAGATAACAGAAAAATACTCAGCCCAAGGTGCTAACTCTAGATACATTCACGTACCAGGGAGACTACTTAGAAGATTTGTAGCAGGATTAGCTAAATCAACAAAAGTATTCAAAGATACTAAATACCAAGGACAAGATGCAGAAGATGCTCTAGAAGAAGCTGGACCTGGATTTGCTCACGATTGTGCTGCTAAAGTAGTACATGAGAAATATGGAAAAGGTAATTGCATACCAGAAAAACATACTTTAGTTAAAGAAGGTGAGAAACATGTAGTAACTCATTATGACGTTTTATTTGAAAGCGGCAAAACAGTAGAAAATATACCAGTTAGTGAGTTAGAGATTAAAACTTCAAATGAACACTGGCACAAAGGATATAAAAAGAAAAAGAAGTAAAATGAAAAAAGCTAAATTAGAAAATATTATTCTAGAGGCGTACGAAGAAGTTCTTAAAGAGAGTCTATTAGACGAATTAGAGGATTATGATCAAGACGAAAAGTCTGATAATCCTGGTTTAAGTAAACCTGAATATAATGTAGACGATAAAGATCATTTTATATCTCAAGATCAAATTAGACCAATGATAGCTCAAAATGAAGCTGAAGAAGATGAAGAACCTACACCAGAAGAAACTCCAGATATGGATGCTCCAGAGGATACTGTATTAGAAGATGCTACTGATAAAATACTAGGGAAGTTTCCTACAGTTAGAGCAGCTATTATAAAATTACAAACAGAAGACTTCAAAGACTTTGTAGAGAGTATAGACTGGGTATCACCTCGTCCTAGCTCTTTTAGAGTAAACTTAAAGAACGGCCAAGACTATACCTTAAAATGGATGGGTGAAGGCTTTCAAGCAACTATACTAGGTAAAAGATACTACCTAAGTAACATATCAGAATATCAACAAGCATTAGATAAATTAGAAGTACTATACAGAGAAGCACCAATGAGCGGAGCAGGAGAAGGAGAACCAGCAGACACTGACACCGGCGGCGGTGGTGGAGGTGGAGGCGACTTTCCCGGTGGAGACGGAGGTGGTGCAGGAGGAGACGATGCAGGAGCAGATGACCTTCCAGCAGCAGATGACGGAGGAGGAGCTGATTTATCAGATGAACCTGTAGACTTTGAAGCAGGAGAAGAACCAGACGCATAATGAATCTTATAGATAGAGTCATATTAGAATGGTCCTATAAGACCAAAAAAGGATATCCTGACTTGGATAATCAAGAAGATATAGATTTATTTGAATCTATGTTTGGTTTTAATTTATCTGAAGCTAAAAAAGAATTCAATTATCTATCTCCTGAAGCTCAAAAAATAGCAAAGTATATTATTGATAAGTTAAATTTAGAAGATGATGAGATAAAGGCTCATTCAAAAACTAGAATAATAGTATATACAGACAGAAAAAGAGCAGAAATATTTGCAGCTTTACAGCAACTTGGATATGAAAAAGATCAAATTACTGGTTCAAGTGGTGGTGGGTTTAGAACACCAGAAGGTATAGAGATTATTCATAAGAACCAAACATCTGTTGGAGATGCTGGATTAGATAATGAAGATATAGTAGTTCGAAAAATTAACGAAAGAATAGGAGTAGAAGGTGGAGCTATAAATGTTGTATTTAAATCTGGTAATAATGTCGATTTAACTTATAATAAAGTAGAGTCTGCTGAAGGAGTAGGAAGAGAAACAGGAGATAATCTAAAAGCAGATATAAAACTTTTTAACGGTAAACCTAATCCTATCTCGATAAAAAAAGACGGACCTTTTAGATGGTCATCAGCAATGAGGACTCATGGAAAAGTATTTGACGCAGTATTAAAACCAGCTATAGAAGGAACAGAAAATCTAAAATTAGTAGTAGATCAAGAGAATCCTAAGCTACTTAAAATGTTAAATCCTAAAAATAATAAATTTTACGGTAGCATATATGTAACTGGAGCTCCTGGAATGGATTATAAAACTTTAGCTTTTGGGAATGATAATGCAGCGATAGTAAAAAGAACCTTTAGTGATGCTGATTTTAATTTCGATAACGGAAAATTAACAATTACAACCTCAGCTAATTATACAGATGATAGTCATTTTAGTAAAGATGATTTACCTATTATAAGATTTGAACAAAACGCTTCTAAGGCTACAAGATTAGAAGGACACCGAGGCAGAGGTATAACTATTAGAACCGTACCATCAAAAGGATTTAATAATAGAACTGAAAGAGCTAGTCTTTTAATTATAGATTATAAAGATTTAGAAATCGAAGAATAAGTTATGGCACAGAATATTAAAAAGATAGTAGCACAAGAATACTTAAAGTGCGCTAAAGATCCTATATACTTTATGAAGAAGTACTGTTATATACAGCACCCTACTCGTGGACGTATTCTTTTTAATTTATATCCATTTCAGGAAAAAGTATTAGAACACTTTAAAGATCAACAATATTTAATTACTCTTAAATCTAGACAGCTAGGTATATCTACTTTATCTTCAGCATACAGTCTTTGGTTAATGATATTTCATAAGGATAAGAACGTTTTAGCATTAGCTACTACTCAAGCTACAGCTCGTAACTTGGTAACAAAGGTTATCTTTATGTATGACCAACTACCAAAGTGGCTAAGGTTAAGATCGGTAGAAAAGAATAAACTATCTTTAAGACTAAAGAACGGCTCTAAGATACAAGCTAAGTCTTCTAACGCAGATGCTGCTAGATCGGAAGCTGTATCGCTACTAGTAATAGATGAGGCTGCTTTCATTGATAACATTGAAGAAACTTTTGCTGCTGCTCAACAAACACTAGCAACGGGGGGTCAATGTATGGCTCTATCTACTCCTAACGGTATAGGTAACTGGTTTCACCAAACATGGGAGAAAGCAGAGACTGGAG